GCGACCAGGGTGATTCGTAGTCGACTTTTACGGAAGGGCCTAGGGCTTTTGGATCTCACGAGTCTTGGTGAGGCCCAATTGGCTCGAAAAGGACGGGCTTCTTACGGCTGGCCTTTCATGTCCTCCAACCCTCAGTATTTGTCTGGGGTACACTCTCTGTCAGAGAGGGTGTTGAGAGAATTGTCACGAGAGCAAGCCATTGGCACCCCTGCCATTCTCGTGACGCGAGGGGAGTCTTCGGGCCCCTACCTGCCTGGTAAGTTCCGGGCGGCGTTCGGAGTTTCAGCGGTAATTCAGGACATCGAACGAATGATGTTCCTCCCGCTTTTCGAACGTCTGAGCAGCCCCTGTCATATGTCCGCGTGGGATGGTCAACGTAGTGTTGACTACTCCGTAGGACGGTTGTTCAAGGTCTCTTCATGGAGCACTCCTGTCTACTCCTTTGACTATTCGGGCTTCGATGCCTCTGTCCCAGAGGCTGTCGTCCGGGTGATCTTTGGGATATTTCGGGAGTGGTTCTCGACGTCAGCCGCTCCAGTAATTAACTTTCTGGAGGAGCACTTTGTGAATGTGCCACTAATTACCCCGAGGGGTAATCTGGTGGAGAGGACGGGAGGTATTCCGTCAGGTTCTGTTTTAACGAACCTGGTGGGAAGCTTAGTTAACATGTGGGTGGCGTCTTATGCCGCTTCTGTGCTAGGCACCTCAGTGAAGGAGTGTCAAGTCCAAGGGGACGATGGGTTATTCGTGTTCTCTCAACCCATCGACATTGACGCCTTCGCCACTGTGCTCAAGGATCACTTCTCGATGCGCTTGAGCGTCGACAAGAGCTTGACGGGTAGCAGGGAGGTACACTTCCTGCGGAATGTCCACCGAGCGTCCTACACAGACCTTTACGGTGTACCCGCGGGCATTCGTCCGATTTCCCGGGTCCTTGGGAAAATGTTAGGTTATCCGTCTTGGAAGTCCGAATGGTCGGAAGAGATGGATACCATCCGTTGGCGACAACAGATGGAGACTGCGAGCGCTCATCCATGTTTCGAGCCGTTTGTCCGTGTGATTAGCGACATGGACAGGCTCGGGTGGATACCAACCGCTGAATTGATCCGTCGGGCTGGTGGGCTCGAGCGGGTGGAGGCGGTAGTGGGCGTGGGAGGTCCTTGGATGAACAAGATCCCCCTCTCAAAGATCGGCACTTCCAGGGTCGAGAGGATTGTCTCCTCTGGACCCCTAGGACATCTGGGTCTGAAAGCCCAGGGCCTCTAGACGTTCTCACCAGGAGGGTACCATGCGATGGCTGAGAGATCCTTTGTTGACAGTCTTAGCGTTGATGACGATTCTAATTCTGTTGACGATCTACTCTTGTTGCCGTATGGTTTATCTCTTGTTGCTACAGGAGTTACCCTCTTAACTGCGTGGGAGGTCGTTTACTAAACATCGTCAAACCAGTATTAGGAGATCCTCTATGGACGTGGCTGACATCGACGTTACTCTTCCTGAGCTTTACAATAATGCGTCGGGAGGTAACTCCCCCGCAGGCAGGGAGAGGATTATTTCGATGGAGGAAATGTTCGTTGAGGATAGAGAACGCTTGAGCCCGAGGGGTCTTTCAGGACCTATATTCGAGTTCAAGACAGCAACGTTCGCTCCTACCCTAGCGAGATTCACTCCCTGGGGCCGGGTGGCTACAGCGGGGTTAACTCTATATAACGTTTCTGAGCGGATGTCTTTAGCCGTTCAGGATACGTTGG